GTGGCGGTGGTGGTGGAAGTGCTAATGCTTCACGCTTATTTATAGAAACTGGCGATGATGATGGCGGTGCTGTTTTAAATATGTTTGGCTTTCCAGTAATTCCAAACCCATACATGGATTTTACTGGCGCAGGCAAAGTAACACTTGCATTAGCAAACTGGGATAGATTCTTGACTATTGCCGATGCTGAAACAATGACCATTAAACGCTTTGACCAAACGCAGGCAGGTTTTGTAACTATGTATGCTGAAATGCGGATGGCATCATCAATCCGCGATGTATTTGCAGGCGTTTACTTGAAAGGCGTTTAATCATGGCGGCGAAATCTTGCGCCAACGCGCAATCCATTTAACTATGATAAGGTTGTTCAAACAAGCCGCGATTTACAAACACAATGGCTAACCCTTGATGAAATTACCAACCAATTAAACTTGTTTGGCGATGAATCACAAGATAGTTATTTAAGTGATTTAGAAGTTGCGGTGCGGATGCACATTGAGGATTATTTAGGCTTACCAATTTTTAATCAGTCTTATACTGTTTACTATGGCGCATCGGCATTATATGGAACGCCATTGACATTGGATTTGCCTGAAGTTTCACAAAACGGCGTAACAATAAACAGCGTTAAATATTATAACGATGCAAGCCCAACAGTTTTAACAACCGTTGCGTCAAGTTCATATTTTTATGATGTTACAGGTAACAAAGTAATTCTTAATGATTTGCCTACCGACCTTAATACATTTATGACATCGCCTGTTGTTTGCAATTACACAATCAATTCAAGCATATTGGCGCAATACCCTGTTATTAAACAAGCAGGCTTATTATTGTTTACGCATTTATATAACAACAGAAGCGAAACAACGGCTGGGGCTTTACAAAAAATACCGTTTGGGGTGGATGTATTGCTAAGGCAATATAAACCGCTTGTGATGTGATTATATGGCTATTGCACGGTTTGAAAATGTAAACATTAACACGCTAAGTTTTGGTGTTGATACTTTTGGCGAATATACAACAACAACGACACTTTGGTTTGTTGGTCGCCCGTTAGTTTCCGAAGTTAGAAATTCGGTTGCTATTACAGAACGGTATCGCGTGTATTCAGATTTAATAAGCATGAAATTTAATTACACGCCTAACATGAAAACTATTGCAGACGGGCAAAACAATTACAGCGTAACTTGGCGCGGTAATGAATGGCGAATAACGGATGTTATTGAAAGCAATGATAGAATGAGTGTTACTTTAATGTGCTATCGTTCTGACCCTGCTACAAAGGCTTAACATGACAACGCAAAACAATGTTAGTAACTATGCAAGGGCAATACAGGCGCAACTAACAAGCATTGCAACGCCTGTTCCTGTTTACGCAAACTTTAATCGTAACTGGGCAACTGAAACAAAGTTTATAACATGGCAGTTAAGGGATGTTCACCAACCCGTTTACACAGGTATTTATCAGAATAATAAAGGTGCAGATTCACCAATTTTTCAGATAAGTATTTTTACAACAAACATGGCGGATGGATTTAATCTGTCAAATACAATAATACAAGCATTGCATGGCTATGCAGGACAGTTTGGCGGCGTATCAGGTTTCCAAATTTCCAAAGCGGATGTCAATTGGTTATATAATAGTTATGACAACGATATTAACTTGCATAGCATCTACATGGATTGCACACTTTACATTCCATCATAAGATACGATTTTTTTAATTTTAATGAGGATTAATTATCATGGCATTACCAAATAAAGTATTACCAGGCTTTTCCGCAACCCTATATTGCCAGCCAACTGCAACCCCAACACCTTTAACGGTAGCAGGCTTATCAACTGTTGCGACTGTTGCCGCACTTGCTATTCCTGCCAATGTTATTCCTGTTGAAAACATTCCTGCGTTTGGTATGGATGATGCTGTTGCTTCATTCGGTGTTGCTGGTTCACGCCAAGGCGACAAAATACCTGTTCAAAATGCACCAACATCAATGTCAATAACTGCCGCATGGAATCCATCCGATGCACAATTATTGTTAATTCGTGGCGATGCTTATTCAGGCACAGTTGATAGAACATTTATCATTTCAGCAACCGATGGCACAGGCATTGTTTACTATGCGTTTAACGCGCGTGTGGGCAATTTCCAAATTGATTCTGCCGTAGGTGCTGAAGCAAAATGTATGTTTACAATACATCCGCGTGGCAACCAATACGGTTGGTCAAACAACGCTTAATAAAACAGCCCCGAAAGGGGTTGTTCTTTTATAGGATAAGATATGGAAATTAAATCGCAGAATGACCTGCTTGGGTTTCTGATAACGCAAGCAGGTAGTGGGCAAAAAAACTGGTTTGGCTTTGCACAGCAACGCTTGACAGGTATTAACTTGGCGCATGAAATTGCCGCTAACCACGCTGATAAAATGTCGCCCGATGAAGTGGTGGATTATGTTGTTTCGTTAAACAACAACATTTATCAAAAGTTAATTAAGGCGGACTAATGGAAACTAAGTTTCACATTACAGGAATGAAAGAAACGCTTGATGCTTTCCAATTATTTCAAAACGAAATTGGCGACAAAAATGCGCGTTCTAAAATTTTAATTCCTGCCGTTAAAATGGCAATGACACCTGTTTTAAGGGCGGCACAAGCGCGTGCAAGTTCTAACGAAACAGGTATGCTAGAAAATTCATTAGTTATAACAGGCAGACGACCAACATCAAGGGATAAAAAATCCCAATATGTTACCAATACTGATTCTGTTGTTGCTTATGTAATAACCAAACCTATTCCACGCGCAGTAAAAAAGAAATTTCATGCCGCATACCATGAAAGCGGAAACAGTATGTCTGATAAAAAAACATACAGGAAAGAAGCCAAAAAGTATTATGAAAGCAAAAACATCTTTTATGACGCTAGGGCGATTGCAAATGAATTTGGCACAGCCAATAGACCTGCAAAACCTTTTTTAAGAAACAGTTTAGAAAACAATGTTAGGGATGTAACGGAATTATTAAAAATTACGCTTGACCAAAAAATGCGTGAATATGCACAAAAGAATTTCAACAAAACATAAAAGGATAAAACATGAGTAAGTTAGCAAATGCTTTAGGCAGTAAATATCAGGAACATAAGTTATCAATTTTAACGCGAACATTTGTAATGGGCGACCATACATTTAAAGTCAGAGTTCCAAGTTCGGGTGAAATAGATGCAATTTTTGCTTATTACAAAAGCCCAAACGCCGATGATGTTGAAAAGATATATCAGCAAATAACTGAAAACTTGCGTAACAGTAAAGACAACAAAGCCGATGGCGTTGAATTTACCGATGATGATGTGGTTGTTGATGGGCGGTCAATGCGCGAAACAGCAAAAACAAAGGCTGGCGTTCAACATGGCATTGTTGAATATATGAAATTGCTTATACCTGAAACAGGTGAAACGCTTGAAGATTTAACTTATGCGGACATTGAAGAAGATTTTCCGTTTGCGGTGCAACTGCAATTCCTAGATAAAATTAGGGAAACAATCAGCACCGATTATAAGGAAACGCGCCAAAAGTAATAGGTTCGTTGCGAACGCAAGTTAAAGCGGCAATGATTTTCAACGGACACACGCAAGACACTATTGCCGAAATTGATGAAATAACAATGAGTGAAATATCGGTTATGTATGCCGATGGGATAATAGGCAACAAAGCCATATTGCAAAACAACGCAAGTTTAACGGCAGGCGTTTTTAATTATTTAAGGGGTGCTAACACGCCACCTTATACTGTAAAATCAATACTTGGTAGCAGTTACGCTTATATTTATGATGATGTTGAAATGCCTGCAAATGACAGTCTGTTGTTGTATATGTCGCAAGCGCAAGGGTTTGATATAAGCAAGTTTAAAAAGGGTTAAAAAATGGCACTTATTTCAAGGTTAGGCGTAGTTTTAGGGCTTGATACAGCAGAGTTCAACAAGAATTTAGGTCTTGCACAGCAGGGCTTAAAAACTTTTGCAACGGGCGCGGCTGTTGTTGGCACAGCCTTAAGTGCGGCAGGTTTAAACGCTTTAAAGTTTGCTGACCAAATAAACGATGTTGCCAAAGCCAATGAAGTTGCCGTTGAAACCGTTTTAGAATTATCCACAGCCTTAATGCTTAACGGTGGTGAAGCCGATAATGTAGGCAAACTATTTTCATCATTATCAAACAAACTAGATGAAGCCAGCCAAGGCAATAAAAAAGCCGAAGAAACATTTGCCAAACTTGGCGTTTCAATATCCGACATTAAGCAATTAAGCCCCGATGAATTGTTTAGAAAAACCCTAAACAGTATTGCCGCAATAGAAAACCCAATTACACGCAATGCAACTGCGATGGAAATTTTTGGCAAAGCCATTAAGGGTGCTGACATTAAAGGCATGAACGATGATTTGGAAAAAACCAAAGGCGCGTTTGAGGGAACAGGCAAAGCATTTAAAGAAGCAGGCGAAGCGTTTGATATATTAGACCGCATCTTTATGAACATGAAAGCAGGGTTTGCCGTTGAATTAGGCGGTGCGTTTAAAGCATGGGCGCAAGGTGCAGAACGATTTGTTCAAATGCTAACGGCGGCTAAAAAAGGATTGCAAGATTTATTAACGCTTGGCGAAGTTTTGCAAAACAGAATTGCAACTGGTGGCAGGCGTGGTTCAATAGATGATTTGCAATTTGGTTCTGTTATACCAAATCAAGCGTCTGCTACTGGCGGTGCGCGAACAAGCCCATATAAATCAAAAGAAGAATTGGCTAAAGATGCTGAAGCCCGTAAAGCCGAAGTTGCTAGGCTTGATAAAATCATTGCAACTAAAGAAGCCAAGCAAGCGGAAGCCGACAGGCAAAAAGTTAAAGATGCAGAAAAATTAACGAATGAAGTTAATAAACAGCGCGAAGCATTAGAACGCAAACTGCTTTTAACTAAATCTGAAACTGAAAACATGGGCAAGACCCTAACAGAAACAGAAAAACTTAATTTAGAGTTTGAAAAAGGTGGCAGTTTAGAACACTTGAAAGGCACAGCCCGTGCCAAAGCGTTAATTGATGCGACTAAATTAAAGGACATTGCTATTGCCACATTGGAATATGAACGGCAATCAATGGAAAACGAATTAGCAAAAGGCAAACTTAAACAAGATGCGCGTGAAGCAAATAAACTTGAAATTAAAAACCTTGAAATTGCCACACAGCGATTAGACATAACTAAAGCAATGGCAGGGCAAAGCGACACTCAAGTTCAGTTGGCGTTGCGTTATTATGATTTGCAACAAGCCATCTTAGATAAGAAAAAAGAGGGATTGCTTACTGACGAACAAATTTATGATTTTGCTATTGCAAGCATGAATAACATTGAAGCGGAAGAAGCCAACACAAGGGCGCAAAACACTTTTCAAGCAGGATGGAACAAAGCATACAACAACTTTACTGAACGCGCACAGGATAGCGCGGCTTTAGGGGCTGAAGCATTTAGCAATATGTCTAACAGCATGAGTTCGGCATTAGATAGATTTGTTGAAACGGGCAAACTTTCATTTAGCAGTTTAGTTTCTGACATGATTAAAAACCTTTTAAGACTGCAATTGCAATCACAAATGAGTGGTTTATTTGGGATGCTTGGTGGTGGTGGCGGTGGCGGTTTTGGATTGTTTAGCAGTTCAACTGATTTCAATAATGGCGCAGGGTTGCTTGGTGGATTTTTTGCCGATGGTGGAGAGCCGCCAGTTGGCGTTCCATCTATTGTTGGCGAACGCGGCGCAGAATTATTTGTTCCACGCACAGCCGGCACAATCATTCCAAACAATCA